TTGATAGAAAAAATCAAACAGGCTGCTTCATTTTTATATTGGGGAAAAATGATGGCTGGTTTTTATCGAACCAATTTGGGAAGAGTCGCGCTTCAACAACGTAATATTGCTTTAAATGCCAAACAAAGACGTTTACTTCTATTAATTGATCATGAAGATTTTCAAACTCTCAATACCGAGTTTAAAAAACGCATTGCTCCACCAGAACTCATTCAACAACTTATTGACTTAAAGCTTATTGCCCCTATTAGCGAAAACGATTCAGAATTTACTGAACAAATACCTCTCTCAGAATCACCTACCACGAGTTTAGAAGTAAAAGTGCAACAAAAAAGCACTATAGATGAAAATGAAAATGCCGATTTGACTGGAGAAATTAAAGTTTCTCTAGAATCATCATGCCATTCTTCAAATATTGAAAATATCCAACCCGTAGTTCCATTTAAACAACTTACTTTTGAAGAAATACAACAATTAATGAAGCAAAGCTTGAGTCAATACTGTGGACTTATGGCCAAACCACTTATTCAGAAAATAGAACAAATTAAAAATCTTCAAGAACTAAAAATTTGCCAAATGCAATGGATTACCAGTTTGCAAGAGTCAAGGATTCCCCCTCATGAGCTCGCACATACGCTTCACTCTATTAATTATTCAATTCAGCTCATTCAGCAAAAGAACTAAAACATAACAAGCTGCTGTTTAATTAAGCATTAAATTCACTTGGTACGTATTTCGTGCTTTACCTGCAAGTGTTTTTTTCCTATGATGTGCCCCACACACGCGCTCGTAGCTCAGTTGGATAGAGTACAGGTTTCCGAAGCCTGGGGTCGTGGGTTCGATCCCCGCCGAGCGCACCAATCTATTTTATAAAATCAATAACTTATATATATTTTGGCGTATATTTGGCGTAATGCGATATTTATCCACAGGTTTAGAGGTAATTTTGCTTCTTATCAAAGGTCCATCTTTTGCCATTGTAAGTCACAGTGCCATCCAAATTAATCGGCAGTTCTTTTAATGAATAGTCATAGATTTTAAGAACATTCCCATTCTTATCTAAATCAGCGGGCAGATTGCAAATATTCTCCATCCTGCCCGCTTCCGAAACCATGATCATGACTTGCATTGCTATCTCCATTTTTATGAAAGTATAAAAAAGATTAAAAATAATGCAAAATAGATATTGACGACTAATTATAATTAGTCCATTATTAACTCATAGACAGATGAACAGGTCATCAGTCAAAAAGCAAAGGGCTTTAAAAATGAAAACATTAATGACTAACTTAGAAACTTTAGGCTTCACAAAAGAAGCTGGCTTAAATGGCTTATCAAATGGCGATATTTCAGTAAGCCTTCACTGGTCAGGCGAAGAAGCTGTTGTTGCTATTAATGGAAAACAAGTTTTCAAATCAGGAAATGAAGCTGAAATCATTGAATTCGTTAAAGCACACTTGCCAAAAAAAGAAACAATTGAAGTTTCAGAAGTTGAATATAACGATGATTTAAACGGTTTTGTTGTTGAGTTAAAAGATGGTCGTATTGTTCAAGTTCAATTCGAAAAAGAAATAAATCGTCTTCATGCTGATTATGGAACTTATTTTGAAGTTATCGATAAAGAAAATGATTATGGCCTCAATCTTTCTGATGATGAAGAAAATCAATTCAAAGAGTGGATGCTTTCAAGCATAGATATTCAAAATAAAGTTAAAGAACTCAATGCAGAATAATTTTTATGCCTGCTTACGAGCAGGCAACATATTATAGGTTTAGTTATGATCAATCAGATTGAATTGCTTGAAAAGCTAGGAATTGCTGCATTTGGTAATGCATGGAAAGCTTCTTTGGCAGATGCATTGCCAGTCGCTCGACCAACGATAACTGACTGGATGACTGGAAAGAAACCTATTCCAGTTGGGGTTTGGGGAGATATTCAAAAGATAATTGAATCGCGTTTGATGGGATTGCAAGGGGCTTTGCTTGAAATTAAAGAACAACGTCACTTGATTATTGTTGAAGAGATGAAGCGCAAAGGTAAGGCTTATATTCAAGATGAATTTTCTGAATATCTGTATGCTATGTCAGATGATGAAATCATGACATTGCTAAAAGCATATAAAAAAGAATATGCAAGATTAGGTTCAGAATATCCAAACGATACTTTTGCTGATCTGCTAGTAATTAAAGATGCTATAGACTTCAATATTTGCATTCGAGATATAAATGGAAATCTTGATCTTAGTTTAGCTGAAGACTGTGCATTGTCTTATTTTAAAAATATGAAGTTAGCTAAAGAGTTTAATTTAGATGAAACCTTTCTAATTGAAAGAACTAAAGAAATTGAGAATAAATTTGCTCAAAATGTGCAATTATCCAGATTATTGAGCAAATAATTGCACACTAAAAAGTCATTACTCAAGAGCCTTCACAATCGCACCGTGTCTTGCTTTGCAATCATTATATTTTGCAACTGTAGGCACAGCCCAGATCATCCAGTCTTTACCAGTTGTGCCTGCCAATTCGCTCAGATCTGGGCATGGTTGCAATAGGTTAGCTGGTATTACCGGCTTTAATGAGTTCATTGAGTTGCTGCATCCCGTCATCATCAATACAGCTAGACTTATAAACAGGACGCTCCACGATCTTTTGCACTTCACGCTCAATATATTCGACTTTGGTGTTTTGCTCTGCTTTGACTTGCTCATAGTCTGCGCTCACTTTATTGATCTGATTTTGCTTTTCTGCAAGAGCTTTCAAATTCTTGCGCTCAATCTCTTGGATCTGCGATTGACACTTTTGTTCAGCTTCTTTTAACTGACCAGTTTTGTAATTGAGTACGGCCAAAGATATGGCCAATAAAAAAGCGAGAAGCACAATAATGATTTCTCGCCAATACTTAGCAGCAAACACAATCCACATCACTGCGCCCCTATACATTTTGCGTGTCGTTCAAGCTGTCTGGTCCAGACTCCATAGCAGCCATTTTTACGAATAGAACAATCACGCTTTGCAACATACTTCCATTTGAGTAATGCATTGCAAGCAGCAATATGATTGCCTTTTATAAGCTCTCTCTTCATAGAAGATTGATTCCAGTTGCTTTGCCCAAAGTTATAAACGAAGTCTAAATAAACATCGTATTCCGTTTGGGTTAATTTCACACCTGGTAGAGATTTACGAAAAGCTATTTCATCTTTAGATATGTGAGCTTTTGAAATTTGAATAGCACGTTCTTTTGTGATTGGCTTGTCAGTCATTTTGACTGGTGTGCCATTTTCATATTTAGTTGAGCCAATGCCAATAGTTGCCACCTTACCACTATCTAAATATGGCTTTGAGCTGTAACCCTCATACCCAATTAAAGACGCAAAAAAAGCAGCCGAGGCCACCATTGTTCCCACTACAAACTTATTCTTGTTGGACATTGGTGCCAGCCCTCTTTTGACTCATATTGAACTCATGAATTTCCTGTTCACGCTGCATACGCATCAGTGACTCAAGCTCTTCACGCTTGTTTTTCTTAATCTGGAAATACGCATTAAGCGCAAAGCCAGCCAATGCAATTAAGACACCTGTTACAGCCAGCCAGTCTACAGAAGCAGCCCAGCCAACAAGCGTTGCTGTTCCCCCTGCATAAGTGGCTTTAGATCCAACTGTTGTTGCTACAACTTCAACAGCTTGTGAAGTATTTTCTGACATGCCTTACCCCTTTCGTTTAGGCAATAAAAAAGCACCCAGTTGGGTGCTATCTAAGAAATTTCTAAATTAAAAATTTACTGCTTCAATTTCTTCATATGTCAAAGCAGTTTCAATTTTCTGTCGTGCAATACGCCCTCTTTCATGAATGTTATTAATGTGCACTGCAAGTGCTGTTTTTAAGTCAATCAATTGATCAGGACTAAGATTAATAACTGAATTATCTTTTAAAGTCCACTCAACTGATACGCCGAGCAAAGCAGCAGTAGCAATTCTTAATTGAGAATTATGGTCTGAATCATAAAGCTTATTTTCAAACTCAAAACCGCCAAACTCATACTGATCCCGAATCTGTTTGATTTGTTCCCATTTGTGCCTTTTCACATCTTCTAAAGATCGATTATCGACCCACTTCTTAGTTTCATAATCGAAGATATGATATGGCGAGGGTTGAGCAGGCATCTCTACCCACCCACCCTGATAAAACATATTTGGATAAGGAGGATCATCTAAAGCTACACACCCCTCCGGAGTATTCAGCTTGATCATCTCTTCATTACCAAAAATATGTCCAATAACTTCACCATTCTTTGAAACTAATACCGTCACTTTTTAAGCTCCAATGTTGATAAAGATGACATGGTGATTATTGTAGGAGCTTCGGCAAAGCCACCTTGAGCTTCAAATGAGCCATAATAAATATTGGAATATTTAGTGATATAGGCCAACTGAAGCACTATAGTTTTTGTACCAGTGGATGCAGGTAAGATATAAACTGGCGTTGCTGTAACCCCGATAAAGCGGATTGTACTATTCCCATCATAAAATGTTGGGTAAATTTCCTGAGTGTATGCAACAGTACCATTTACTAATACCCGACAAGCCAATGTCACACATTTCAAAATGTCGTAGGAGGATGGATATTGTGTGATCCTGACCTTACAGTCAAACACAAACGATCCATCAATCCTTAGCTTGCCTCCTTGGGTTTCTACATTAAGAGTCACTAGGTCTTGTGTATAGGCGACTGAACCCGCCATTGAATTAGAAACAGAAAAATAAAACTTACGTTCTGTTTGATTAATTACACCTGAAGGGACTGTGACGGCTTCATCTTGAATTTTTAACGTATCAACTGCTCCATTTTTAATGTGGGCGTTATCAACTTCAATATCACCCAAATCTGCACTGATAACACTTAAATCTTTTGCCCAGATTCGAGTTGCATTGATATATCCAAAACTACCATTGTCGACATACAATCCACGCGGAATAACAGTACCGTTTGGCAAAGTCACAGGCGTATTCTGTAATGTCATTAATGGTTTAGGTTCTACACCATCAACACCGACAGGCGTACCAAACTGAATTGCATCATAATTGAATATGAAAGTTGAAGTCGTACCATCATTCATTGATCCATGACCAGAAACATGGCCATTTACATCGAACTTGGTAAACTGCTGAGCATAGATACCATCCACACTTTCAGTGACATTTTGAATAGACGCACTATTCTCACCGACTTTAGTTTGCAACGTTTCCGTTACTTTTATCGTTGAAGAGATAGCACTTGAATTTGCCTCGAGCTGGCGCTTGAATACGGCATTGTTCTCATTCATCTGAGCAGAAAGCTGTTCAGTAAGTTTAGATTGAGCCAAATCTCCTTCGATACGAGCAGATTGCTCTGACCATACGCCTGCATAACCTCCTTCATTTCCGATTAAGTCAGATTCTGACCCGATCAACGGAGGATTGATTTGCGCGTAAACTCCATCAATCCTTGTAGTTTGGGCAATAACTTTGTCATCTACATTCTTAATATCAGACTTAACTTGCTCAAGTGCACCAGTTGATGCCTTATCGTCAAGCTCAAGATTAATTAATTCAATTGACTCAGCATTTGCCGATGACTGCTCAACTGCCACCTGTGCCGACTGGCGTACAGTTGCAAGAGCACTATCATTGCTTGCGATATAGTTATCTATTTTTTGAACAGTTACCCTATCACCCTCAATTCGCGCTTGAACTTCTTGTTGTGCATAAGCCTGTAAGTTATTTAACTCAACTGCCGTTGTATCAATACGCTTACTAAGTGCTAAATCCCCTTCGATCATTGCTGATTGAACAGACCATGTGCCTGCAAAGCCTTGATCATTACCGATCAAATCAGACTCAGAGCCTATCAATGGCGGATTTAACTGTGCATATACACCATCGGTTTTTTCAGCAACGAGTGAGAGATCATTTGCAACAACACGAATATCTTCCTGAACCGCCGCAAGACCATCATCACTTGATTTCTTGACCGTTTCTACAACTTCAAGAACACCTTCATCACCTGCAATGATTTGCTGTGATAAACCATCTTTGGCTTGCTGAATAGCGTTCTGACGGTCAATGACTTCTTGTGCAATCCGATCTTTCGTATTTTGAATATCTTGCTTAAGTGGACCTATTTCAGCATCAATAGTCTCAATATGATCAATCTTGGTTTTAAGATCCTGACTAAGTTGTGTTTCACTGATTTGATCGTTCAAGAGCTCAAGAACATCTGTTGCATCGGCAGAAGTTGTCGCATGAGTCCAATCCGACCATGGCCCAATATTTCCAATCCTATCAATCAAACGGCCTCGATAAAATTGAGTTAAGTTAGGCTGCAATCCTTGAATCGTATGGGTCGTTGTTGGATACGCAAATAAGCCCAATTGAGCAATATTACTTGTCCCATCCGGCGATACTTGAATCTCGGTATAAGCCGTATCAAGCGCACCAGTTGATGGAAAGCCCCAATCAAGTTTTATACCGAATAAAATTCCTGTAGCTTGAATAAAAGCGGGTTTCGGCGGCAAGCCTTGCTTTCCAGAGAGTTCAGTCAAAGTTGAATAAACTGGTAAAGAAGCTATTTCAAATGCTGAAATCGCTGTTACTCGTGCTTGATATTGACCTGCATAAATACCAGGTACTTCGACTGAGTTATTGCCGGTTACTGGAAGCTTAATCCAACTACCGTCATCTTTACGCCACTCAACTTGATATTTAACGGCTCCTTTTGCCTGCGTCCAAGATACTATCATGGTAGCCACGTTGATGCCCTGATCAACTCGGCTTTCACCAGTAACAACGACATCAGTTACAGGATCCTGAATTGTTGGGTTCACAATCGAAATCGGAACCTCATCAAAATAAGCACCCTTATCAATGGCATCAAATTTGGCTGGGTTATATTGAAGTGCAGTCACTGAAAATTGATGATGCTCATCTTGGGTAATAGAAATCACTCGAAACTTCATTGTTGCCAAGTCTTGAGCATCTAAAACCCAAATGTTTTGCACAGCAATCGAATTCACATCAAAAGCCGTGGTTACTGTAATAACTCTACCTGCTATTGACTGAACAATACGTGTTTGGGCTTTGCCATTTTCTCCATTAATTACGAGTCGGTCGCCAGCTTTTGCAACCACATTATCTCGGTCCAAAGTAATACTTTTACGATCTGCCGAAATAGCAGATACACGACCACCATTTGCACGACCTGCAAATAGAGGATCAGCAACTTCAATTACTTTCCCTGGCAAAGGAATGTGTCCATCTAGACCAACTTTGAAAGACACTGTACGTGTTTCAAGTTGCTCTGACTTTAAAGCCCAGTGACCTGCTCTCTGCGCTTGTCCGCGCGAAGTGCATCCCCAAGCATCAATTTCCAAAATACGAACTTGGCCCGCTTCAGCAATTGCTTTCTCATCACGAACAAACTCATATTCGGTTTTGTAGTGATTAGCTGGGTTATCCCACGCAATTTTTACAACATTATGGCGATCACGTGCGCGGGTTCCCGCGTACTCAAAATTGCCATCAATGACATTGGCACGCGTATAAGTGAAATACGTATCTTGGGGAATATCTGCATCACAAATAATGCTATTACCATCCCAAAACGTTATCGCACGAAATACACCTGTTAATTTAGTTAAAACCTCAAAGGCACCTTCCGCGCTCTGAAGATAAACATTACAAGTAAAGCGTGGTTCCTGACCGCCCAACCCATCTGGTACCATCTGATCACAGTATTGAGCTAAACGATATAAGGACCATTTATCAACCATTAGCGGGGTTAATCGGTCACCCAAAGCATAACGGTCTACGGTGCATATATCGTAATAGATCCAAGCTGGGTTATTAGAATATGCATCTTTGAAAGTACCGTCCCACATTCCAACATATTGCCGTGTTGCTGGATTGTAATTAGTAGGAACTTTTAGAAGCCTACCCTTTGTATCCATAGCAACTTTTGCTACGTTTCCAAAAGTCTCAGCATCATACTGAAGGCCCAATAATGCTGTGTTTGGGTAACGTAATTTCGCATCGATCACTTCTGTAACAGCTGCAATATACATCTTGTCGCTGATATATTCAGAAGTTGAATTGGGTGTAAGTCTACGAACACGAACAAGCCAGCCAGAGTCTGCACGAGGCAAATCAATCCGATGAGCACGTTCATAATTTGCAGATGTTTTATCTGAAATTTTGGTTTTTAGAACTTCAGCCCAAATACCACCATCAGTTTGCAAATCAATTGCGTATTCGATCGTTACGCCTGATACATCACCATTTGTAGCATTCTGAGTACGCAAAGGACCCCACTTTAAGCGCAAACGAACAGCATCAAGATCAAGATTACTAAAAGCTCGAACCCATGGCGTTTCAGACTTTAACTCCACATCAATGGCAGTTTCACTTTCTACTGCAGGAAAACCCTCAATGTATTCCTGATCATTAGTACCATTTCTAAAATCAACTTTTACATTTTCAAAGTTAAGGCTTCCATCTGCATTCTGAAGTGGAGTTTCTTCTAAATAAATTGACTGAAGCCCATTAGCTAAACCTTCAATCTCGCCTTCAGCTAAACCATATAGAACCTTGATAAAGGTTTTCGATTGAGCAGAATCTGGTGAAATGACAGGTTGCCGTTGTTTTTTACTGCCTTTTTTTGCGCCTACTACTGCATTCATAAGAAATCTCACGCAATAAAAAAGGCGCTAGAAAGCGCCTGTTAAATAATTAAAATTTACATCTGATCTTCAGGATATTGACCAGCACTGATAATAAAGCCACCAATTTCTCGTTGGCCATATAGAATGGGTACAGGATTGCCTTGAGCGACTGTAGTTACTGCACCACCAAAGCCTTTGTTGGCACGGTTGCCATCTTGGTTTTGATCTTGAGTTGTGTCAACCTTCGGCATAAGCATTGATGCAACCCCTCCCATAGCCATGCCAGCACCTGCACCTATCAATGCAACCTGAGCAGCCTGACCAATACCTGGTATAAATGAAGCAGCTATCAGAATCGCACCAAGTACAAGTTGCAAAATCCCATTATTGCCACCAGCCCCCATTACACGCGGGACGATATGAATAGTGTCTGCTTCAGTATGCATGTCTAGTTGCTGCTCACCAATATTGTCACCAGTGATTAACCGTTTTGTTTCATGGTCATAAACAGCTGGGCGCTTCTTACCGCGCTTTTTACTTGCATTTTTACTTCGCAGAAAGATTGCAAATGCCAAGCCTTGCTTATGAGCGGTCAACATATATTGCTCAAAACCTACAATCTGAACTGATAAAGCCCGCATAGCTTCGCGCGTATTGGCAACATCGAGCTTAAATTCACGACCGAACTTTTGCCCCAAGATGCCGTACAACTTAATTGTTTTTAACATCTCTATGCCTCAAGATTTTTACCGTTCTGGTTGACCATTGCGGTCCATAGATTTCACGTATAGATTTACGGCCGTGAAGCTGATGCAAAATTAATGTATTGCCAATACAAGGTTCGGTATCTTCGGACTTCAGCATTGCATTATCACCAAGCCAAATGATGCAATGATTTGGGTGTTCTGTTCGTGGTACTCGGCAAATCAACATATCTCCATATTGCGGAGTGTCCACTTCATAGAAACCAGCTTTCGGAAAATTATCAATCAAAATTGACGGATGATCTTTGTCTTCCCACCAGCCATCTTTTCGTTCAAAGTCTGGCAATTTAATACCTAGTTCGCGGTCATAAAAGTCACGGACTAGTGCATAACAGTCCTGATAATGATGAATATAATTACGCCCCACTAAGGGGGCGCAATAACCACAAGGTTCATAAACTTGAAAATCCAGATCTGGATAGGAGCAAATGACCCATGGCGTTTTATGTAGTTCAATTTGGATACGATCCAAATCAGTAGCTCTGGTAGTGCCATCTGGATGCGAATGAACATAAGCTTGAATTTCACCCTGATTTTCTGCAGACACGAGATCTTCAGGATCAATTTCAAAATTAGTTGTTTTATCCTGTTTAATAATGCCATTTTGATCATAAACTGTTGGGGCAATATTAGTGCATGGTAAATATTTACCACCTACAATTAGCCCGCAACATTCTTCCGGATAACATTTTTCTGCATGGGCCATGATTGCTTTTTTAAGTTTTGCAGTAAGTTTCATAAAACCTCACAATAAGCTTGAAGCCGGGAACCCACCAAACGGCAACGGTTTATTTTCACCAAATCGCAATCGGCAAGAACGTAAACGTCCTCCGCATCGATCAAGTGCCGGATTATCAGTTGGCTCATCTTTATCAGTGAACATTGCTACACCTGTGTAACCGCATTCCTCACCCCGGTACTTCCCGACCATGCACCAATGACAAAGTGAAGTTATTTGACGAACTGGGATTTTTAAACCCTCAAAATCGATTGGATTGGACAGCTCGAAAGTCACTTGTTGTGCATTTTCAGATGTCTTTTGCTCGATGTACCAGATTTGCTCTTTTGATTCATTCGATGCAGTTGGATTGCCCTCTGTGAAGTTTTCAGCATCTAAGTATTTAGCAAGTGTGGTAATCACTTTAAGTTTTGCACCAGCAAAGTCTTTAAACTGCAAACAGTAAGCAGACACAGCATTTTGAATGCCGTTGATATTGTTGGCCATGCTTAAAGTTGGTGCTGAAGCTTTACCATCTGAACGCATTTCAAGCCCAGATACTTCCAAAGCCATTGGCTCAAAAACTTGACCTTGCCAGATAATATTTCGGTTCCATACCTTCTGGTCACCAATATCAAATATCTTTCCAATGCTGCCAGAGTCGGCGCCAATTAAACCTTCGGAACCAATTGAAGAGTAGATTTTCTCCCAGTCTTGAAAAGCTATATGCCCGTGGAAACGTAAAATGCCGGCACCTAAGCTGCTGGCATCTAGTTCATACAAATGGATTAATCCATCTACATAAAGCTTCTGGAAATCACTATTCAGGGTCATTTTCTGTCACCACTGGCATTTCGGGTACTGGTTTAGGAATTTCTTGCAAGCGAATATCGATCCAGCGGCCCGTTGAAATATCAACTGGATTATCCAAATCAGCAATAATTGAAGCAGACTCAACATCAAACTTCTTTTTAAAAGTTTTGATTTCAATATCTTTATTTTCTAACTGCTGATAAATCACAGCAAAAAGAATGTTCCCGTTAGCATCTTTTGGCGTTTCGATATACCAACCTTCCGTTGCAAAACCTGACGTTCCTTTTAGCAAGTAGTGCCCTACATCGAGCTTTTCAAAAGTAATGTTCTGCTCAGCAGCTTCATCGTTAGGTTCAATTTTATCTGCAAACAATTTAACAACTGGTGATGCTGACTTAATGAAACCATTTGCATCCACAGTTGTATTTTTTGATGACAAGATTTTACGCCACGGCTGAAACGTATTTACATTCCAGTTTACAGACCTGACATAAAAATCGGAGTTATGCGTTATGCTTAATTGCGCACAAGCATCAGTTGAGTCGTTAAGATCTAAATTAATAATTGCCTGAGAATTGTCGTCAGGATAGTCTCCAGCACTTGAAATATTATTACCATTATTTTGCCAATAAAAGGCATTACCATTTCCCCTCAATGTTGATAATTTTTGACTACCTAATAGAATTGACTTTCCAACTCCAAAAGTACCAACTTCCATCACATTCCCAGCAGCAGTCCCAACCAAACGACTAGCTGCATGGTTGTTATTCGTAAAGTTTTCATTTATTTTTGCGCCAGTAGAGCGAAATGTATCACCGCCTGCGCCAGTCGGTGCCGTACCTAGATTTACTGTTTGAATTGTCATTTTCTTACTCGCATAAAAAAGCCCCTAAAAAGGGGCTTTAAAGGGGTTTAAATTAAGGGTAAAAAACTTGGGTGAATGTTGTTGAGATTTGCCAAACATCACCGCCCAAACAGCGTGGTTGATATTCTCCAGCTTTAACTCTGACTTCACCGTCTAGTGGTGAATCCCAAAGAAACGAGTCAGCTCCTTTATGGTCATCGAAGAATGCTTTGATTTGCATAATTTCGGCTTTGTAAGCCGTTCTTTGATAAGTCCATTCACCAGCTCGGTTATTGATACCTACAGCAATGTTTTGTTCATAACCGTCACCAAATTTGCTTGATAACGTATTAAAGCGCTGAGTATTACTATTTCCGTCTAAGTCGCATTCGAAAGTGAATTTAAGGTTGCTCATAAATTGAATCCATAAAAAAACCGACCTCTAAATGGGTCGGTTTAAATATTTAGTTTCATTACATTTTCCAAAGATATGTACAGATAATCAAAGTGATAAGGATCGCAACAAAGCGCCATGCTTTCATTTCATTCATTTCCTTTAGACACCAGTTAATTAATTTGATAAAATCTTCCATATAGATTTATTTTCCTCTTACTTTCGTCGGTTGGTGGAAATGCAAAAACCCCGATGCGTCAACATCGGGGTTTTGTTTTGGAATTAAAAAACCCACTCATTCGAATGGGTTACCTTGATAATAAACCGCCTTGTCGTTGCTCTTGCCGGATAATCGTTCTAACAGCATTGCCGATCATTTGCCCAAGCTGCTTCTGATCCTGAGTATTAGCACCATTGGTATTTACACCTGAATCAGTTACATAGACTTGGATTGTGACAGGCTGTCCAGAAGATGAAACTGTTCTCTCCAAACTCCCACCTGAGTTGATGGCGTTGTATTGGTTCATCTCCCTATTAGGTAATTCACCAGTTCTGTTCATGTAATTTAGATTGTCTAAGCCAATCTTCTTGGCTGACTTTGCCTTGATCATGAACTCTTCATGTGAAGCCATAATCGGGATGCTGTCACTTGTGTTAGTTCCAGCTCCACGAATCTGTCCACCATTAGCGAAGCCAGCGATTGTCTGTGCTGCAATTAGGCCGACATTAGCCATACCAAGCCCAAGAGCAATAGGAGCCATAGTCATATTTAATGGATAAGGCGCATTAGCAAGTACATTCCCATAAGCTTGATAGGCCTGAATTGTAGCTGTGCTCATTGCAATAGCTTGTTGCACAAGAAACATTGCTTTATATGCACCGGATTGCTCTCCTGCACTATCCTTGACAATTTGTGTAATACCCCCCCAAACAGTTGAGGCTTGAGATAAAAGACTATTGTAAAGATTTAGTTGTGATTCATATTGCCCCTTTTGTAGATCCTTATATTTTTCGGCATACTCCTCTCGGATCTTGCGCTTATTCTCCTCATGGAGCCTTACAGCATCCTCAATACGCTTGTTGTATTCAAGAGTTAGGATTTCACCCTGAGCGAGTTTTGCTTTTAGGCTGTCTTGTTCATTCAATAATGCATTGTCATTATCAGACATTGCATTACTTTCTCCGAACTGCGCTGATAACCCTTCACGTTCACCTTTGGGTGCTGCTAAGAGCGCTCTAGCCTGTTGAATATCTCTTAGTGAATTACTATAAGTCTGCTCATAAGCTCGTTTCCTTTGTTCGGCAGCAAGATTGATTAGGTTGGTTTCATAATCGTATTGTTCCTTTAGAGCTTTTAAACGAGACTTTTTTTCCTCTGCGTTGTATTCACGACTCTTCTGGATTTTGAGTCCTTCAATCTTGGTTTTTGCGTTAAGCTTCTCTTGCTCATTCATCTTGAAGGAGTAAAGATCATAAGCAAGTTGAGCATCACTAATGAGTTTTGCATCATTCGCTTTCTGTATCGCTACAGAGACATATTGAGTCATGCCGTATTTCTGTAAGCGCTCAATTTCCTTCTGCAAATCCATCTCAATTTGTTTGGATTTATCAGAGTATTCATACTGAATTTTGAGACGTTCTTCATTGATCTTCTCTAATTCTTGAGCATGCTTTTTCGATTCTTGAGCAGCTTTTTTTGCAGCATTCTCTGCGTCTTTAGCTTCTTTTGCGTTTGTTTTAAGGCCCTTGTTGGTTTTGTCTATTGCGCCACTGGTGTCGTAATACAACTGACCAAGCTTATCAAGTTTAGGAACTGATGCATCCAGCACATCATTCATGGACTTCATTGAGCCTTTAATGGTCGCTACTGAATCGTTTACAGTATCACTGGCGATAGACCAACCATTTTTAAAACCATTTACTAGAGCTTGCCCTTTAGCAACAACTCCATCAGCATTCCAAACATTAACAGCAGTCGAACCAATATTTTTAGCCTGCTCTACAAAGCCTTGAATGAGTCGTATAACAACCTGAATTGCACTTGCTAGCCCAATAATCCCTACTGCTACACCCTTAGCAATTACACCTACAGATTGAATTACAGAACCAAATTGGCCACCATCTTCAGCTCCTTGCAAGAAACTACTTAAAAGTGTGTTCAAGACAGGCATCATCTGAGACGCTAATTGTGTTTTAAAACCCTCAAAACGAGTTTGAACTGACTTAGTTTGAGCAGCAAGTAGTCGAGACTGTTCAATAGCTTCTTTGCTTTTGATAATCCCCGCTTCTGTTAATGCCTCTCCATAACGATCTAATAAAGCCCCTCCATTTTCGAACAATGGGAGTAAATTACCTAAATCATTACCTAGACTTTCAAAGACAAATCTCTGTTCTTGTGCAGATGCTCCAACACTATCAAGCTTATCTTTCATTAGCTGAAGCGCTTCAACACCATCTTTACCTTGCAATGTCTTCGCAAATTTTTGAATCTCTGCATCAGTCATTTTGGTGTTATTTTTTAATGCGTCAAAGAAGTCTGCCGCCTCACCTCCGCCACCACTAGCAGTGAATTCACCGAGCTTCTCTTGTGCATCAGCTAATGACTGTGCCAGACCATCTTGTGACATACCAAGCTGTTCAGCAGCATGTGAAAGAATTTGAAAGTTCTGTGTGCTAGTGTTTGCTCTATTTGCTAAAACAATCATCTCAGCATCCGCTTTAGCGGCTTTAATTGCCATTGCAGAAAGTCCAGCAAATGCTACTGCTGCACCACCCACCGCCATTCCTGTAAGTGCTGCACCTGCCATCAAAGCGCCACCACGCAAAGCTGCAACTTTTTCAGTGACATCACCAATAACAGACCCAAGGCGTGTATTGCCAAGAGATGAATTAATTTGTTCCTTAAATTTGGAGAATAAATCAGTAGTTTTACCTGTCTCTTGACCTACATTTTTAATTGATTTTGCAGTCTTATCGCCTTGTTTCTCAGCATTACCTAGAGACTTATCTAAAGCATCGACTTCTTTTTTTCCATCTTTGGCATCTACCACAATAACCAAGCGACTTACAGATTCAGGCATTTCATTCTCCAAATTCTAGGCAATAAAAAACCCACTCAATGAGTGGGCTATTTGGTATTTAAAAACTATTAGATATGGGCATTTAACCTTCTATTTATTAGCAAATTACTACCAATTTGAATCATTCTTTTGATTTTTGATGTCAAGACCATAGTTCTTAACTATCCCTTTAATCTGGGAATCAATAATAGGTTTAGAAATATTGTCATAAAATGGGTAGTTATTTACAGCTTGGTGTACATCACTAAATGTTAATCTAGATTTGCCATCTTTTATCTCTATTTTCAAAGTAAATTCAGCTTTTGTTGATGTATAAGCTAAACAATTCATACCTTTCACATTGTCAGGACACTTAAGGGAAAAGTTACCTTTCCCTATAATTATTCCAGTATTTTTATCCGCATACTGAATAACATTGTTTGCAGAGTTAAAAGATTTAGCAATCCAGATTTTTGAAAGTTCAAATATTTGATCTTTAGGAATACTATTCAGTTCTACCACCTCAGAATATCCTTTGTAAGCATTTCTTTGGACTTCTTCTGGAGAAGGAATAGTAATACACCCTTGACTTGTAATAATTCCTAGTACAGCTAGAGTAAAAATAATCTTTTTCATAAAAATACCCTCATATTTGAGGGTAATTTAACAAGTGGTTAATAAAGGCGCAATAAAAAAACCACCCGAAGGTGGTTATGGTGCTTTACATTTATCACAGATTTTATGATCTTTTCTAGGAGAAGGAGTTAAACGGCCTATTGCCCACATAAGGCCTAATATTGCCAACCAGATCCCACACGTTAACAATGTAGCCAGTACATGAATTAATTTTATATATTTCTCTTTCCAATGCTTGAATATAGGTTTTTGGGGATGCCAAGTCTTACATTTTGTACAGTAAATATTTGCAGGATCTGCCCAGCGATCATGAAGCAATTCTAATTGAACAAATATTGCAGGATTATCAGCTTTTCTTAGATGTTCAATAACAGGTTTATATAGCTTGTAATTGCTATTCAAAATAGATCTAAGACTGCCTCTTAATAATTCTTCATCTAAATTATAATGTCGAATACCAATAGCTACAAATTCTAAAAAGTTAAGCATATAAACCACTGCAGATTTATCCTCTTCTTCTGGCAAAGCTTCAAACTTTTCGGCAGTTAATACAACTTCTTGTTTATCACTTTCACTTCCCCCTTCACCCTTAAGTAAGTTTCTTCTTATCTCAATTGTCTTATCAACTTTTTGCATATACACAGTTGATGTCCTGCTATTCATCAGAACCTGCATAGAATGCCCTTTGATTGCATTTATGGTTTGAACTCTTGCCGTAAAAATCCATCCGCAAACAGCTGCAATTGTTGCTAGAATTGTAATAAGTCCAGTACTTTTATTATGTGTTGCAGTGCTTCTTACCGAATATCCTAAAAACTCATAATCTATAAATAAAGCCTTCCAAACCAAAAGGTTACCGAAAACAAAACCAAGGAATAGTAGAACATATAGAAACTGGACGCTACTTCTTGTTTTCAAAAAGAATTTATCACTTTGGAAAGTAATAAAATAAAAGGTTAAAGCAATGTATGGAACTATTAAAAAGTAAGTATGTAAATATGACATGTTATAGTTAATCCAAAAAAATAAAGCACCCCATCGGATGCTTTACTTTATACATGAATTGGTTAACTTTTTTAACCTAAACCATAACCTTCAGATAATTTGCAGATAGTTTTTTTATTGTTCATAGTGCCTCCTAAGTGACTCAAGGAATAAGTGTTCGCAAACGCGAACACCGCGTTTAAACGAATAGTACGTACTAATGACAGAAGTGTCAATATCGAATCTTATCGTCGTTGTCAATGGAATAGCAGTATTATGTAACATCAAGTGCGCTATATCACGTCGCAAAGTCTAAGTTATGTACCGAACGTCAGCACTTAAGTCTTCGTCGCTCGTTGCGTCGCCTTTTTATGCGCCTCATCCAAGAACATATCGTCGAGTGTAAAGATACAGTCATTGAAGATGTAGCGTTCAACTGGCAAGTCATATTGCTCAACATAAGCATTAATTGATGAGATATCTAACGCCAGAGGAACACCCTGTTCATAGCGTCTAGATCTTGCAATCGTCTTATATGCAGCCAGTATGGCGTTTGCGACATAAGAATAATCAGGCGCATCAGGTAGTTTTACTCCGAGCGCTTCTCTTTGCTTCTTTTCGTGGTCCGTGAGCCCCGCGTACTTGTTGGCGTAGGTGTAGAGGTTTGTGACTTTCCCACGATGTCCTGAAGCTTTTTAAGGGATTCTGTTTGAATGCGGGTAGCTTCTTTAATCACAAAATCAATTAACTGATTCTTTTGTGCAGATTTACAGAAGATAGTTTCAACATTGGTACGGTTGTATTCAAGTGCCGACCCATCTGTTAATTCAATGCCCTTCCAATCATTCACAAGGAACACACCGACTGCATACGCGAACTTGTCGTTACGCTTTTCAATACGCTCATTTGTAATAAGGTTAATGTCAGCCTTTTCTTCTGCGGTTTCTAGATTAAAAATCTCAAGTGCCCGCTGAAACTCTAGCTGCATAATTCCATTAATTTTAAATTTTCCACCAGTTGGGAAGTCTACCCATTCAAATGGGTAAGTAATATCTTTGTTCTTTTCAACAATATCAAAAGCCACTTTTAATTCCCCTTCTTAAGGTGTTACAGGTGCAATCACACGAGTAATAACTGGCGATACGCGAATATGGTTGTAGTTGATGTCGATTGTGATAGTGTCCTCACCACCGCCATCTGGGTGATTAGCTTCCGCTACCTCTAATTGTGGGAACTGGAAGGCATAGCCATTACCTGCATCATCTTCAATAGAGAATTCTAGCGGCATGGTGTCACGGGTTTTAATGAAGTCGATATATGCCGCTGACTGAGCCGAGAACATGTATTGAGTGTTCACAGTTACATCTACAATCTTTTCGAGATAAGTCGTTGCAGTGAGCTTTTTAGAGCCAATACAACGGATTGCTTCCATATTGTTGTTGATAGTCAGTTCAAGCGACTGCATGCAAGCAGTTCCGACAACTGTTTCACCATTAACTTTAAGATCACCGACGTTAAGCGCTGAAACAAGGACTAATTCAGGGACTGGTAAAGGCGAAATAACAGGGTTTGTAGTAGTGCGCTCAAACAGAGTGCCCATCAAGCCAAATGTAGCTGTGATTTTGCCAGTAGTAGCAATAGACATCGTAGCTTCATTTATACGTACACCGCGGTAAATAAATACCTGGTTAATATCTTCAAATACTTTGACGAAGGTAAATGTCTTTCGCACATTACCGCCAAAGTTAAGAACATCACTGGCCCAGTTATTCATTGCAACTGCTGACCAGAAGTCATCAAACAAGCCAATAGATAATTCAACTTCTAAAGAACCTGTGATTTCTGCTTCGGTAGCCATGCCACCTTGACGGAATCGCGAATCGACCACACTGTTTGATGATTCAGTGGTGACGTTTTCAGTCAAGCTATCCGATACTCGACGTACAGTTTTCCATACTGGTGTAGTTGGTAATACTTCGGGGGTTTGTTCCTCTGCACAATAGAGGCGAATCTTTGCACCAGAACTCATCTAAGTTCTCCTTAATTTTCGGGCATTAAAAAGCCCTCGAATTGAGGGCGTTGTTTGGTTGTGTTTTCAGGCATTTAAGGGCTTACCTTGAATACCCTTGCAAAGTTTCAAAATGCTTTCGGCATGCAGTGTAATGTGTCGATGGTTTGGCTTGGTTCGCTCAATATCAATAGCTATTAGCATTGCTGCGCGCAGGTTTTCTGTCGGCTCTACACTTTCAAAAATGTAGGTGTCGTTATGAATAACAATATCGGCATAACCATCTTCTTCTGTGCTTGGTCTGCACTCCACCACAATGTAAGCAGGAACATTATTTGTCATTATCTTTATCCTCATTAAAATCTAAGGATGGTTGCGCTTCCTTAATCAGATCATCCAATTCAGATTGTGGCAAAGAAAACCACTCACCTACTTCTCTAAATTCCGCGTATTTGACGTGCAGTTGCTTCTCAATATCTTTAGGGAAGGTTGCAATAATCTTTAAACTTCTTCCACTTATATTTGTGATTGCAGAAAGTCTGGCTTGGACATTTTTTGATTTTCCGATTTTCACAATTCCAGCATCCACATCTTGCATAACGTACGTATTCATCATGCAAGCATCCTGCTTCTTGCCTTGCGCACTCAATGACTTTAAGAAATTAAAGAAGAGTTCCCCCTCGTGCTTTTCAATATCCCCAATCATTGATGTCATTTCAAGCAATGAGCACTTCACATCTTTTAGTTGCTCTTTCATCTGCTCTATCACTTGATAAGCTTGCTCTGGTGTTTCAATCTTTACAATCGCATTCATTGATCTGCTCCGACTACTCATTAAAAAAGAAACACTGGCAAGAAGATGCAATGAATAGTCGAAACGACCATCTTCTTTTCGGGGATCAGCCTAGCCAGTGTTCGCCTGAATTTCAGGCATAAAAAACCCTGCCGCTAAGGACAGGTTCGTTTAAAAATTAAATTCGTTAATTGACGCGATAATTTATTGAAATGTTGTACTGAATGAAGTCCCCATTATTGCCGAGGTTCTGCACTTGACCTTGTAAGAATTCTAACTGACCGATCTTAAAATATTCAAAATGGGCTAACCAAGCATCAGCGAGCTTTGTTATATCAGCCTCATTAGTTTGCGGTCTTGCAAGGCAATTAATTGAAATAACCCCTGTTCTTCTGGTGCAAGGAGTATCACCTACACCAGCAATGATAGAACTGCCCCATAGAATATTTAAGTCACACCAAAGTCCATCTACAGGAATACTAATCAATGGGCCATTAGGGTATTGAATACGTTCTTGCTCAATTCCAGTAAATGCCATTGCTCTAGTGATAATGGCTTGTCGTGCTTGATCTAAAGTCATTGCCATTTTAACCACCGTATTTCTGAGCAATATAGTTAAAGGTTAAGCCGTAGACACCTTGAGGTGCTTGTTGTGAAAACCCATTGATACTTTTAATAACGTATCTTTTAGCCTTTTTGTCGTAGGAGCCTTTTTTGACTGGATTTGGATATTGACCAAACTCAATAGCAGTGGCGTAAGGCGCATTCGTTTGGATGTAGACAGTTGAGTAAGGAACAAGGCGAGATAAGACGCTTGTGCCTTTGCTAATGGTTGAGCCACCACCTTTGTCTTTCTCTGCTTCATTAAATGATTGGTCAGTCTGGTTAATGCTAACCCTGTGTGAGGCTCTGAATGCACCACTGTCTACAGGGGACTGAAGAACCACTCCACCAAGGGCATCAATCACAATATCTTTTTGCTTTTTAGTAAGGTCAGCTTCAATAATTTTAGTGAAGTCACTCGGTTTGCTTGTCCAGCCCATTAAAAGTCACCTCAACTTTACCAAACAGTATCTCAAATACTGGTTCATTCCCTACTGTAAACACTCGACCGTCAATGGTGGTTTTATGTCGAATAAGATAGCCTTTGTTAGTATCTGCAAAGATTACATACTTACATTCTTCGCCATCTAACAGCACCTTCTTTGGGCCATTAGTGGATTTGCGAACCTCAGCGTGATAAACGCCCTCTTGGTTTACAGCCTGACTTATTAAGTTCCCATCATCTAAGTTAATCATTAGACTTTCCTCAATTGTGCAACCCATGTCGCATCTGCCGCATCTTTTCCATAACTCACAACCCGATAATTCCCGCCTTCAATCACCCAAATGTCATTAACATCTGGATCAACTAAAGTTCCTGCCGCATCCTTCACTTCATTTTGCAATAACACGGCTTTAGAGTCTGTGGCGCGGTAATCTATAGGCTTCACTAAATCCTTTGCCCAGCTTCCAAATAGGACGCCTCTACCGCTATAGACATATTCAATGTAAGTATCTTCACCTGTAGCGGGATTAGAACTAACTAGTTTTTTGCGGGTACAAGTGAATGTATCTACAGCATCTGCAAGCTCATCCTCAGCATCAAACGCAGCCCCAAGTTCTTGCTGAATCTCATCACGCATTCCCATGGCCTACTCCGTAATGACATGTGTGTTGATGTGATACTTCTCGCTAAAGAATGGCTCAAGTAGATCAAGGATGAATTGCATATCACCACTGACTGTTTCTTCTTTTCCAGCAACATAGGTCTTGCTTACAGACGTGCCAGACTGTGCAGAGACTGTTTTGGATGCTACTACACCTTCTTTAGTTGTGTAGAGTTGCCCTGCTGCTGCCAGTTTTGCTAAGTAAGCGCCAGCCGTAAGAATCGCATCTGGCACTTCACCTTCTGGATAGTCTGGTAAATTTCTAGCATTAAGCCACGCATTAGCCTGCATCACAGCAATAACCGGATCACCAGTTCCCCACCAGTCAGGCCCTAGCTTTTGAGTCACACTTTCGACTGTTACATAGTTCATAGCTTAATCCTAAAAATCTAATTAAGAAGGACGGCCCGAAAGCCGCCCTGCTTCACTTAACCGCCATTAGCTGGAGCTTCTGGCGCTGGAACAGCCACTTGGGGATCTGTAATGCCATAGTCAACCGCTGTTTTGGCAGGGTCAAACATAGTGCCTGCTGCTAATGTGTCAGTCGCATCATCAGCATATCGGCGGTCAGTTGGGTATTGGTATTTGTAGTCTGGTTGCTTCTCAGCCATGACTGCTCTCCTTAAAGGTTAGTAATTAGGAAGCGGATTGAGGTGTCTTCTGGTTTGGTTACAAGTTCCCAGTTAGCTGCCTTCTGCAAATCAGCCCAAGAAGCACTTAAAGACTCACGCTCTGTACCACCAGTTAAAGTGTCTTTAGGTGCAATGAAGCTAAAACCTTGCGGATGGATCAACATGTTGCGACGCGTCCAAAGGATTTCATGACCAGCACCATTACCAGTTGATTGTGTTTCTTCAACCTTCAAATCTTTTGGACCGGGAACAGAGTCATATGCAAATGCGCGTGGACCTGCAAGAATCGTGATGAACTTAGCGTTTGCGCCTGTGCCAATTTGCGTATTGGTATCTGTTTCAATGACTGCGCGCCCGTTGTAAACGGTGATTGGTGGCAAGTTATCACTTGTGGTCACTTGTTCAAGTAATTGCTGTTTACGCATCTTCGCAGCAATACGTGAATGCACGAACATCACACCACGTCCACGTAATGAAGCATTCATTGTGCTTTCCGCATCAATGTAGGCATCTACTGACCAACGTGAAGCATCTGTTGCTGTTGAAGCAGAGATGTCAGTAGTGAATCGCTTGCCGTTCGCCTGGTCATAATTACGCAAGCCAATTACTGTTGCTAGAGCACGGTTTTCGGCAGCTTGTTGCCAATACTTATTCAGCATTCCACCAATAAGCTCAAGTGAATTGACCTTTGATAAATACTGCCCAAGAACAGACTCAAGAAAGCCTTCGTTCATATAAGCAACGCGGCCTTGCATTTCACCTGCATCAATCGTGCGAGGCATTGCGATATCAGTCAAAATGGTGTTGCCATAGTTCTGTTCAACATTGCCGTCTACACCGTTGATGTATGGAACAACAAAAGTTGAAGAGCCGCTTGTAAGCAAAGGACGTAAAGATTCATCAGATACGAATGCACCTGACTGCACGAGTGGCGAAACTGCCACAGGATTTGGACGTAGATAAGATAAAACTACGTCACGGTTAAATACTTCTACTAAAGAAGGCATGGAGTTACTCCCAATAATTAATTATTAAAGTCACCATTCGCTACTGCTGCTTGGAACCCTTGAGGGTCATTCTTTTGGAATTCCAAGCGCTCTTGCGTGGTCATTTCACTTGGTTTCTTGGCAGCTCCACCACCCGAACCACCGCCAGAAGCCCCACTTCCTGACGCATTTGAAGCAACAATTAATGGCTTAAACGCCACATTGCTACGAAACTCTTTTTTGAGGTCATCAATACTTAAAGCACTAGGTTTGCCCTGCGAATCTAGTACACGTACTTTGACCTCACCGTTTTCATCAGTTTCAACCTGAAGACGGTTAGTAATATGTGGAAGCAAAACTGCCTCCGAGCCTTTGATTGAAAGCTCACTTGCTAATGCTTGTGCTGTTTGCCCGACAGTTAATTTGTAGACTTGGTCTTGCAATGCTTTGGTAGCTTCTGCATGTTTTGCTTCTGCTTGCTCAAGCTTGGCTTTCCAAGATGCTTCAATTGCAGCAACGTCACCTTTTTTACGGGCTGCTTCTTCAGCTTCGCGTTGAGCTTTTTCTTCGGCTTCGCGTTGTTTTTGTTGAGCAGATTTCTTTTCACCAAGAAGTTCTTCAACTTTCTTCTTCAGCCCATCCAGTTCTGAATTATCTTGCTGCGGCAGACCTTCAACTTTTAAATAAAATGCGCCATCTTTTTCTTCGTAAAGCGCTTTCATTTCATCAGATAAGCCCTCTAGGCTATCGAGTTTGTATTTCATGTTTTGCTCCCTGAGCGGTTTTGCAGTCACAAACTGCGGGCAATAAAAAAGCAGCCGAAGCTGCTAAGGTTTGAATTAAGTTGTTTTACATATTTCTATAAATAACTGGCTTTAATGCTTGAGATGCAATCCAAATATCGTTACGACATACAGGGCAATTCAACACATAGATAGTTTCGTTTCTATCGCTCATGACTCGCAACTCATTCTTTTGAAATTCGATAACTGAATAACACTTGCCACATGAGTCTCTATAGGTCTGCAACTCGGGCGGCACACCTCGACTAATTACTTTCATAATCCCAACCTCTTAAACATTTCTTCATCAAGCTTTTTGAGTTCAGCAAGTGTGAATGGCTGACCTGTTAAAGGATCTACAAACTTATCCAATGAGTATTTCCCCTCTTTGAATAGTTTGTATCTTGTCGGCCCAAGCCAAGACTTTTGAAAGGCTGCATCTTGTTTATCAAACCAACCTTTGAAAGTTGTATTTGAATCAACCACGCCTATCTCACCCTCACCATTCACTTTATTGTTGAATGGCCGCATCCCAATTGTTTTTCCTGAATCATCAGAGACGGGAATTAGAATCGATCTACAGTTGGGGTGAAGTGGTGGCACAGGATGAGGTTCATCTTTCTTATAAACCTTGTCTGAATAACCCATGCAGATTTTAGAAGTGCGGCTATCTAGTGTTGCGATGAACTTTACATATTCAACACCAATGATCTGATATGTTTCATTCAGAGCAACATTGGACACATGACTTCTAGCAGTACGAACCATAGTTGAAATCTGGTTTCTACTTTGATCAAGCAAGCCATCTTGGTAATTAAGTGCTTTCTTACCCTTAATCCGCTGAACAATTTGCTGGTTTGTCTGACCTTTAGATAAGCCGTCTCGAATAGTTTGCTCTACCCGAACTTTTGCATCGTCTGCGATCTTCTCGAATAGGTAATCAAGCAGCACACCACCGCTTAAAGGCGTTTTCTTTGCCTTGTTGAATAGCGTCTTTCCATTTGGTTCTATTTTGCGATTAGCGAGGGTTTTAGCCTGATATGTAGCTTCATACACCGCTAATGCAGTAGCGCTTACAGTGAAGCTCTCAAGCAATCCTGACGCTACACTTGCCTGCCAAGTCTGAACCAATGTTCTAACTTCTTTTAAAGCTGGCGTTGTGTATTGCCCTGCCATCAATGCAGTCTTTTCAGCGTCACTCAAGTCATCTAACAAATCTCTTAACTTTGAAAGCATCTCACTAGAGAGCGAATCAAATTGTGTTAGGAGATTATTGATTTCAGTTGAAGAGAGCCGATACAGATAGGCCTGATGTGATACCAGGGCATCAAGTAGAGCTTGTTGTGACAACTGGACGTTCATTTGTCACTCCTGCGATTTAAACCACCATAGGTCTATTAATTGACTCGCTTTCGATACGTGTTTGCTCATCTTCAAAGCTAATTTCTGGCACTTTCCCAGTTGTAAGCAACTCATGGAATGTTTCCATACTCATTCGATTAGCAAGTACCATTTCCCAATAGAATTTAAGCGTATCAAGGTCAATCTTGCCTTTGGCGAAATCTTGTTTAATTGTGAGTTTCGCTTTAGATCCACTTCCGTAGTATGCAGCACACCATTTAAGCGCGTATTCCATCGCCTCATTGGTATTCGCTACACACAACGAAAGAACACTGAACTCAGCTAGCTTTTCATTATTTGATTGAGTGGCAGTCTTATTGACTTGTTCAGTCTCAAGAATCTTAGCACCCATAGCCTGCATGTATTTTTCTTTAGCATCCATAGCTTGCTTGGCTAGGGTGCTTTCAGTTACTTGCTTGTAATCAAATGATGAGCCTTTCGGAAGCATTAAAGGATTCTTAGAACCTAAGCGAACTCCATTTTTCTGCAACCAGTCGCGCCAACCTTCATCAAGTTCATTAATAACTGGTTGAGCTTGCCCACAGATAAATACCATTTCTTCATAGCTTGCGCTGTTCTGATAATGGGCTAGGTTCATTGTGACAATTGGTTCTAATGGGATCGGGTCAATATTCCAATCATTAGCCAAAGACCCCAAAGGAATAAAAGGAATTTCATTCCATCTTTGGCCTAATGAATTCGTTGGGTAGAAGATATCCCCGCCCTGTAGTTCTCCTGACTTATCTGTATAAACTTGAACGTTATATTCATTGTTTTCATCAAGTCGAAGTACGCGGTAAATATTGATTTCTTTCTTAGAGAATTCGTCTTCTGGATCTTTTTCTGTGGACTTCTCATGCAAGACAATAAGTTCAGGCTTATAGACTGATCCGACTCGCTTTAGACTCCAATTGATAATACTCAACGATTCATAAAATACGATTGTTGGTCGAATGCCTAAGCTCTCTGCCTGCTGCACAGACACATTGCCGTCAGTAGTTGGATAATCAACAAATAAACCACCACGTGCATGTTTAAGCTGACCTTGCAAGGCAGATTGTGCAACTTGGTAAATTGACTTACCTGTACCATCTGCATCGTATTTAAGAAAATCCATTCCATCTGGTTCGAATGTTGGGTCCTCAGCAAATACTACGCCCACCATCTTGTTTAATGTGTCTTTAGCGATCTCATAAAACACAGCACGGGTTAAGTAAGCCAAATAATATTGATCATTCTGCGTTAAGTCAGACGATACATTGGGTTTTGGTAAATAAAGTTCGCCACGCTTCTTAACCGTGGCAGAACCATCACAGACATCGTCGATAGTTTCCCAACGCTTTTTCATGTCTGCATAAGCTTGATGTTCAGTATTAACTGGCATTAGTAAACCATTCCTATATCTAGTGTTTTTGCAACAACCTTTTTACCCATAGCCACAGCAAACATACGGAAGCCATCAGCACCGTGTGAGTGAATGTCATGAAGTGGGTTGTCTTTCCAACATCCAAGCTTGTCATTCCACTCTTTTCGGTAGTTCTCAAGATGAGTGATGCCTTCTGCACATTTGTACTCATCAAATTCACATAGAGGCAAAATCTCACGAACCTGCTCAATACCATCCATCACCGTTATATTTGGCACCACTTCGAAGTTGACTGAGTATTTCTCCCCGTCATCAAGCACATAACCCTCTTTGGCAATGTCTAGTCGAGACTTACCATCATTCATAAGAGAACGGTTTTTGATGTCGTGTGGAGCGTAATGCTTGCTGTACTTGTAGCCTTTGTCTTTAAGCACTTTGAAATAGTGCCGCATACCTTCGCCTGAGTTTTCGTAGTAATCAATTACCTGATAGCAAGTATCTGATAGCTTTCGAATAAACCAGATCACCATAGAATCTGAGACACCCAAGTCCCAGAACGTCATCACAGGCAAGTGATCATTTGATGGCAATGAACCAATGCGTTTATTGGCATACAAGAATTTAAATTGGTTCTTGTAGTAAGCACCTTCAACAGACTGAGCAAATGCTTCACTAGGAATACTTGGATATTCCCGCTTCATATCCTCGCCAAGAGTTTTCTCTTTTGAGTGATACCAAGCCCTTTGCTTTGGCGTTGTTTTGATGTTGTGCTTTGCTTCCAGTTCTTCAAAATACTGAACTAGTCGCTGAGGTAGTTCTTCAGTTGGTTCAATTTCATAATCAGCATTCTTCCACCAGGAGAAAAAAAAGAATTTCCAATCAAGAGGACTTAGTTTTTTGCTGAGTAATAATAACTTTTCAGCTAATTGGCAAAATTCGTAGAAGTAACCACTTTTACCTTCAGCAGTACTCTCAAGTGTGATTCGCCCTTTAAGACTGACCGCTTCAAATGCACCAGTAACAATCTCACGAGCTTTATCTGGGAACTTCGCACAGATCTTACCGAACTCAGACACATGTAATCGGTCTAAAGTTCCACCACGAAATGAAGTTGAAACGGTAATTGAGCCACCTTTGCTAAAAACAAGCTCATCTTTAGTTTGAATCTCTAAAGGATTGGCTGCTTTGATAAGGTGTGGCAAGCGATCGTAAGCGTACTTAACCTTTTCACGGAACAGACGCTTAGCATCATGTAATGTATGGGCAATCAAAGCACACTTATCAGACATGAACAATGCAGCATCTAACTGAATCATGCACATCTCAGTAGTAAAACCTAACTGACGTGCCTTTAAGATGATGTTACGTGTCCATTCGTTTTCGAAGTACTCAAGTTGCTCAAGTGTCATCTTGAACTTAACTTGCTTTCCTTCTTTATTGGTAATGTAGTAAAGATTATTTAAACGCCACAACTGGTCTTTAAGTTTCGCTTTATGCTCAGGATTCAGCATGGCTACTCCTTATAATTAATCATCCTTCCCTATTTCATCCATCAATTCTGATAATGACTGAACTTCAAGTGTCAGCTTATTCTCTTGTTTGTCAGCTAAGCCAAGCTCACGGGCAACAATAGAAGCATTAAGCAATCCAGCACTTGCACCTTCAAACTTTTGAGTGAAGATAACCCTTTTGATATCGCTACAGATTCCAATAAAACCTTCTTTAGAGCAGTAAGTTGCCCAAGTTTCGTCAGAGATATCAAGAAAGAAACATAGACCTTGAATGGTCATTGCGCGCATCTTCGGCAAATCTTCAACAGTTACAACGCCCTCATATGCAAATGCCTTCGCCTCTTCTAGTGGGTTATCTGTAACCCATTCAAAGTATTCACAGGCAGCTTCCCATAGTTGTTCTGGATCTTCAAAGATCGGTTTACGACCGTGAGAGCTGCGCTGCTCCCAGAATCTATTACCGATTGGAGCTGCCATATATTTACCTCATAAAAAAACCGCCACTTGGGCGGTTCTGTTTAAATGTCTTTTGTAAAATTTATAAATGCAACATCTCTCCCATTTTCTTCTGGGAAAAACGTAAACTCAAAACTAGCATCTGGATTTCTTTTCGTAGTTACACTAGAAGTGTGAACATCCTTAAATCCAAAAACCTCTACAAGCTTTTTGCCTTTAGTGACTTCCTCATCTTCTGTTAAGAAGTACACTTCCAAATTTTGATCTAGTTTTTGAAGTTCACTTATTAAATCTTTTACTTTCATTATTTAATCTAACTTTGTTATGGATTAATAATGATAATAATTTGCTATTCAAAACACCACTTCAAATCATCAGGCGTTTCCAAATAACACCCGTTTTTATTGCAGAAAGCATGAATGTCGTTTAGGTATTCAGTGAATTGAACTGTACTTGCATCTGTAGTGCTCATTAGCTCACATAGTCCGTTTGCCACATCTTGGTAAAGTGGATGCTTAGAATCCTTTAATTCTCTAACAGCCTTGAATGTTTTCTTATATTGGCCAACGTCATCACGGTCATAGATTTTGGATAAGAAGTTCTTCTTGAAGAACAGATGCTCATAGTCTTTATCTGTACCTTGACGTTTAGCCCATTGATTAAGCCACATCCAGTACAAGCGGTTTTGGGCCTTCGAACGATCTTTCTCTTGTGGTGCAATCAATACTACTAACGGCTTCCCTTCGTTTGCCGCTTTAGCGTGATTCGTATTGAGATAGCCAATTACATAGTTGATGTCAGAATGGTTTTTGATGACGAATCGTGGTTCCATTTTGACCTCGCAATAAAAAACCACCCGAGGGTGGCTTAAAAGTTCTTATCTAGTTCGGCTTGGTATAACTTTTCTTTTAACAAATAGCCTTCGAGTTCCCAAATCTTTTCACGCGCATTGTCGCGCGCAATCTTATTGCCAATTTCTTGATTAAAGTTTTCTTTACTTACGCATGCAGATTTACCATCTACAGTGAAGCCATTCTTCAAAGTTAATTGGCAGATCACTGTTCGCCCATCAGGGAGATTTGTATAAGTCTCACCAACAATTACGCTGTCAATGTGTTGAGGTGTTAAGCGCGGAGCATTGAGTCCTTTCGCTTGAATTTCTTGTTCAATCTTTTGTTCGTTACTCATTTTTACATCTCGCTTTTGTGTAAGCCAATTGGCTTTTAGAATATTTCACAATCTTTAAGATTAAGCATTCGCTCTGTTTTTTCTAACCAACCATCGAACATCACTTCCGATTCTTGTCTTGTGCCTAATTGATAGGTGTCGAACAGGAAATGACACTTATGGCAGAGAGGAACTGTAAACTCATCTGATGCCTTAATTCCTTTACCCTTGCCATGCTTACCAGAATTAGAATGAGCCGCTTGTGAGTGAGGATAGCCGCATCTAACGCATGGTAACGCTCTTATTTCGTTTAGCCTCTTTGTCGAACGCATTTTCTAAGTTCTCTATTCTGGTTCTGAGAGTATTTACTTCACGCTGACATTCAGTCTTAAACGTATGGCTGCTGAATAAATGGTTATAGTTTACTAACCGGCTAAGATTACGTTTATAGATTTCTAAATTCTTCTTCGCTTCGATTGTGTCCATACATTCACCAATCATACCACGGGTTTAAAGGACGGCTTCTGTTTTTATGAAACTTCCATGCCTTGTAGTCTTGATACCATTTAATTAGATAACAAACAGGAATGGTTAAGAACATGACAACAAGAACGATAAAAGCAGCCATTGTCTTCTCCAAAAAAGAAAACCCCGTCAAACGACAGGGCTACAAACACTTAATCTTTCCACACTTTCTGCATTCTTTCTGATTGAACATGTCGGATTCATATTCCCAAACATGTATGCAAAAGACCTGCTTAATTATTTGGAGCATGTGAACCTCCAAAGAATTGCCACAGCTTTATAACAGTACTGTGGCCCACCGCTACTCACTTACTTTATAAAACCACTGGATGGGCACAGTATTTTACGTTTCAGCTTTCAGATCTATTTTAATGGCGGGGCATCACTCCCAATCTGGTATGTATTTCCTGCATATCCCATCCATGCGCGATGAACTGCATGGGTTGTACACTCTTTCGTGGTGTCTAGACGTGTTTGCTTAAACAGTCTTTAGCTAATCAGCAAACTTTTGATTATGGGTTTTAATATTTTTAAATGCTCCAAAAAGCAAAAAGCCCTACGTTTAAGCATCGACTAGAAATCCAGTCCAGCACATCGGAGAATCCAATGTTCTAAGCTTGTAGGGCATAAAAGCAAAAAGCCCACGATTAAGTGAGCTTTTGAAATAACGCTAGTGAACCTGACTACTCAAGCGCACTATACCAGATATCCTATACCGCGCGTTTAAACGAGTCAACACCAAATGCATCAAAAATATTAAATTTCTGCCTAATTAGGTCAATATTGCTGAAACACTCAGTGCGGCCACAAAAATGCTTCTTGGGTGTATATCTGTATTTTTGCAAAAGTCTTAATAGTAAAGTCTCAAACCTATAGAGCTTCTTTCTATCTCCATTCTGTAGACTCAAAACATCAAACTTATATGGAAGCCTACTGTTATCAGGGAATCTCGACTCTAGAGATTTTGTAGTAATTCCAATTTTATAAAACTCCTCTTGTTCATCATAACAACGAATTAGGTAAATCATTGCACCCTGATCCATTAAGCTTTCTTCATTACAGGCTACACATCCTCTGCCTGCTAGTAGCTTTTTAGCTCTGGTCCTTATCCAACCGTGTTTAGGGCATTTGATCTCAACAGTAGAGTCAACATCCTTATCAAATACAACCCTTGAGAAATCATAATCGAAGTCCTCATAGGTCAATTCTAGGAGTTTCATAAAATTTTGGTGACGACGTTGCATAGCTGTGGCTACGCAAGTATTATTGCGCACAGTCATTTTGGAGCCTCAATTTCAATTTGATTAGAGCCATATAGGTGTTGGTAGCACCTGTATGGCTTGCTTAAATATTATACCATAAAAACAATTAAACTCATGATATTCTTAATCTTTTATCATGTGCATGAAGAAAAAATCTTGCACATCCAACCATGATATTTACCTGAGCTTTAGACTGGTTTGTAATGCCAGCCACCGCACTTAAAGATCGATTTTCGACCTTATGCTTAATCAAACACATCACTGCATACTTAGCTTGATAATCAACCTTCTCGGACCGCAGAATGCTTCGCAATAGTGTGTGCACTTGATCCGCTTCAAAATCATTAATCTCACAACGGATGTAAGACTTACCTCGTGGCACTTCTTTCCCCGCTTCACGCATCAACCAATAGATCTGATTGATATGCAATCCATCTGGTAAATCTCCTCCTTTCATGCGCACAGTTTCACACCAAGCGCCGAACTGCTCTAGCCATCCATCAATTGTGTATTTATTCCAATCCATTACTGGTGTTACTACTGCCGCATTCATACCGTCACCTAACCCTATTTAAATATTGAACAACTGTATTGAGTGCCTTTGATCCAGAACACTTCTTGTTTTTCACACACCGTTTTTGCGTTAATTAAGGTGCCACCGATTCCAACTACAATCATAAGGACCCCAAACAAAACCCAAAGCAATCCATAATCAATTCTTCTTTTCATCACGCCACCTTCTTTCCGTTCATTCCCCAAATCAACATGCCTGCGTCACGCTGCTCTTGATTCGTACGCCCTTGCCAACCAGTAATCTTGTTAAACTGCTCTGCATTGAGCTTTGATTTAGTAGGCTTCACTAATAAAACCGCTAAGCCTAAAGCCTGAGCTATTTCTGCCAATAAGATGCCAGTCGCATGATTCATACCAACGCGTCTAGCAATCTGCTCATTCACTTGTCTTGAGTGACCACCACCTACTCTGAAGTTTGCTTTCTTATTTTCCCAGCCTGCTTCGATCACAACCTTTTTGATGCTGTCCTGTTCATTTCTGAATAGCTCAACAGTTTCAGGAAACGTCATATTTTTTAGTTGAAGATCACAGCCAAGAATGGCGACTCCTGACTTTTCCAAGTCAGGATCGATGCCAATGATGATTTGAGCCTCTTTGAATGTGGTCATTGGTCACGCTCCTCTTGGTGCATATATAAGCGCTATTGCAAAAACCATTGCATAGAACCCACTAAAGCAAGACATCACATCATCGCCAGTCATTAGTGCTCCAAGACTGGCAAGGACATAAAAGCAAAGGAAAAACACTGTTAACTTAATCATCCTTCCCCCTTGAGCGCTTGCTCTAACTCATCTAATAAGTCAAATATATGCACTCCACCACAATTCCAGTCATCAATTAATTTTTGTGCCGCATCCACCCGCTTTTGCATCTTCAACATGTTTATGCCTTGTTGAGTGTATAGGGCTTGCAGCTCCTCCACTTTCGCTTGATGGTGCTGCCATGCTTCCTGCCAAATTGCCCATTTTTCGTTAAATGAATCGAGGTGAAATGCGTAAAGCTTTCTTTGACCGTTTAAAACATATCGACCAAGCTCCTCATCAAAATCAACCGCGTCTCTAAATAGCCCAATCCAGTACCTTTGCTTTTCAAACTGTTCTCTACACTTATCCATCTCAAACATCCTTTGATTGGCAGTTAGGCGAAATGTGGTTTTCTATGTGGGAGTCGTCGCCCATATCGTTGTCAATGCGGTGGCCTGCTTGGTTTATATAGTTAATCCATCCGAACTTAAGCTCTTGATTATGTTGTTTGTCCATTTGGTCCACTACTACAAACACACCATGGTTAACTACAGTTATTCTTTTAAACTCACTCATGGCTGGCTCCTTTATCTGCGAAGAACTGCACCTTGTCATTTGGATGCATCTTGTTCCAATCTTCTTGAACCCATTGGATATACACATTCACCAAGTGAGCTAAGTTATCTGCGTCTTTTGCTTTCTCTATGAATAGATCAATCATGTCTCGCTTGTAAAAATCTGCTGCCTTTTCTCGATCAGTCCATATCAGGTTCTTATAGACCTGCCCATCTTTACCAAGACGTTTAAAAAAGACACCTTCAACATTGGGGTTAAGAGCGATCAAAACCGCTCTTCTTACAATTAGCATCCGATCAATTAGGTTCATTGAGTACCCCACTGAACATCTTTAAGACTTGGGCGAAATACAACTACAGCACAACCGAATGGTGCGTTATGCTTGCAGCCACCAAACTTTAGACGGCCTTTGATGTAGTGAATTTCTCTGTTCATCACATGCTCTTGCCACCAAGCAACATCAGTACGCGTAGGCAACAACCCAACGACAGTGTGACCCTGATTAGCTGTTTGAACTGCCTTCTCAATCCATAAAGAAATCTCACGGCCATATGGCGGGTTCATCCAGCATGTTCCAGTCCAGTCTTGCTTTAAACCATCAATTTCAGGTGTGAAAAAGCGTTCACATTTAGCATTCTCAGGCAGCGCACAAACATCTAGATCAAAATTAAAAACTTGGTCCAATGCATCAAATAGTTTTTGAGGCGTAGCCCATACATCTGTTCTACCTTCCGCATTGCCAAACAGGCCCAGCTTAGCCGTTGTGTTCATTCCCCGCCTCCGTATATTGATTCGTGGTCGCGGATGGCTTGTAAATCCTCTTGCGAGTAATCACCATTGCAATATGTTTTGAATCCATACAAGCCACCACATTTGTTAATCCGTTCTAAAGACTCCACCAGACGCTTGAGGTCGGAAAGACTGACAACAAAATCCTCCCCGTAGCTATCAATTAGGTCTTGCTCTGTATGGCAGTCACTGTCCCACCATTCGCCATCATGGAACCACGACTGAAAATCAACTGAGTAGTAATTTGGAATCTTTCTAAAAACCCAATGAGTAGCTGTCTTATCAGGCGCACCCTCAACCACCTCTCTCGCCTTATCCACCCCAAACTCACGAATAAACTGTTCTGGTTTCATACCCCCTCCTTGTAACGTTTAGTCATGGCTTCCTGCTTAAGCTGGTCTAGCATTTTCAGCTTTCTTAATTTCTCGTAGAGGTTCGCTGCTGCTCTTGTTTCTTCATTACGAGTACCGAGGTTGTAATCTCTACGCAGCTTCATCATTGATGTGTAATCTACAAATTCGATCATGCTTTCAGCTCCCCTTTAACATTCAGGATGTCTTTTGCGTATTGAGTTGCCTTGTAATGATTTTTCCCAACACGTTCGAAATATTTCCATTCAACAAATTTTTGAAGATTGCTGTAGATGGTTCCTCGATTGAAATCAAACACTGATTCCTTCACGTCTTTGACACTGAAAGGCGCTGATGCATGACAGCCAAACACGAGTAAGCTAAGCTGGTCATCAAAGTTTAATTTCTTTGTTCTATTTAAAGTTTTCATGCAGCCATTCCTTCTTCTCGAATAGTCACAAAACGGCAGATATCTAAGCGGTCCATAACGCGAACTACGCCTTTCTTGCCATGACGATTTTTAGCAACGATTAATTCGGTGACACCTGACGGTAGGTCGTCTTCACCAATGATTGGATTCGCTAGGATGATTTGGTCTGCATCCTGTTCAATCTGGCCTGATTCTTTTAGATCTGATGCTTTAGGACGTTTCCCTTTCTCAGACTCACGATTAAGCTGTGCCAATGCTATAACTGGGCAATCAAACTCTTTAGCAAGTGCTTTTAAATCACGGCTAATTGAACTTACTTCCTGGTAACGGTCTTTCTTACTTGGGTCACGAACCAATTGAAGGTAATCAATAACGATGCATCCTAGTCTTTTGTATTTGCGCTTAGCTTTACGAGCCCAAGAATGTATTTCTGCAATTGTCGGCTTTTGCTTGTCTTCGATATGGATTGGCAAAGAACTGAACCGTCTTTGAGCATCTGCAAATTGAGCCAACATCCCATCAAATAATTCAGCGTTATGAATGTTGTCATAAGGTATTTGAGTTAAAGCTGAGATACAGCGGTTTGTGAATGTCTCTACATCCATTTCGGCAGATACAACCAATACAGGCTCGTTGTATCGCACTGCTGTCTGAATAACTAACATTTGAGCTAGAGTTGATTTACCTGAACCAGGACGACCACCCACGATGCAGAAGTGTCCTTTTTGAATTAATCCAACAAGGTTATCCAGGTGAGTTAAGTTAAACTTTACGCCTGTGTACTGCTTGTTAGCTTTAGCCTCAGCCTTTTGGATTAAACGATCTGTAGCACGATTCAAAGCCTCTTCAAATGTGAAACTAGTCTTTTCAACATCGTTTGAAGTTTTCTTCCCATCCAGAATGCTTTCTGCTGCAATGTGAACATCAGGGATTGTTAAGTCTTTAGCAATCTCTGCAATGCTTTGCCCGATATGCTCAACTTCACGGTGTGCCTTGAACTTGTTTAGTTCTGCAACATAAGACTCCAGGTTGTAAAAGCTTGAAGGCGCTTCGCTGCTCATTTGAAGTAAGTATTCAGACCCGCCCATCAAATGAATTACATTTTTCTGTTTAAGCTGCTGCTCAACCATAACGAAGTCATAAGGTTTGTTTTCGTTAGCAAGGTCAGCAATAGCCTGGAAGATTTGCTTATGGCGCTCTGGAAAGAAGCACTCAACATCAAGATCGTTACTTACAACATCAAATGATTTGTCTACAGTCATCAATGCTGTAAGAACTGCTTGTTCCATAGGGATGTTATGAATATTCGACATTACCAATCCCCCATTTCTGTTTCGAGATTTTCAGGATTGATTGCTTGAGTGTTGTTTTGTTCTGCTTGTTTGAAAAGTTTTTCAACAAGTTTGAAATCACGTTTTACCCACTTCACGAAATTTGAATACATCTGAGTGCTTGTTACTGCACCAGTGATGATTTTGTTTTCGTAGTGTGGGTTGATTTCAAGAAGTAATTCTTCAACTTGAGCTTGATTGATTTTTGGTAAACCTGATCTTTGCATCCAAGAATTCAATTGTTGTAAATCTGGTTTCCAGATATTCAGAACTTCATCAACTGGATTTTCTTGTGTGCTCTCCTCTCTATAAATATTTTTATATAATTCTATTGTGTCTTTAGTTTCTAAAGTGCTGGCGCTTTCGTTAGTAAAGTGCTCGCGCTTTACTTTCTGTAGTGCTTTACTTTCTAAAGTGGTATTGCAGTTTTTAAAGTGCTCGACTAATGACACCTCATTAATTCTGTATTCATTACCCTTTCTTGAATCAGAACTAACAACAGTTACAACGCCTAAATCGGTTAATTCTTTTAGGCCTTTACGAACTGTAGTAGTGCTTAGTTTTTTAGAACCTTCAAGCTTGCCGCCCTGCAATTGAGAGTAACTTACAAAATCAGTAGTTTTGTCTTTAAAACCATTGATGCGGTCTTCCAGTTCAGCATACACATTACGTGCTGCATCACTAAGAAATGGACGCACATCACTACGATAAAGACGACTAGACATCACATAGCCCTTTTCGAACTTGTCTGTCATCTTGTCCCTACCTTTTGAAATTGGAATAATTTCAGCCTGCTTCAATGCACCCATCAAACACCTCGCAATACAAATGCGGCTAAATCAGCTTTTGCTTTAGCCAATGCCATAGAGTTTTCGAGAGTTCGATTAAGCACATAAGCCTCAACCGCTTTTTGAAACAAACTAATCTTCCGATTTAGTTCAATGTCTGCTAATATTGAATGGTTCATTTGGTCCTTCTCCGATTGAACATTGAGCCTGATTTACGAGATCAGGCTTTTTCTTTGTAACCAAGCTCAAAACACATGCCGAAATCTTCAATGTCATCTTGAAAAAGATCGTCAATTGTTTGCTTGCTTTCCATCCACGCTTTTGACATCACAAAAAGCGCATTTAGTTTCTCCTCACTGATCATTCGATATTTCTTGAGGACAGTTTTGAATCCAAGAATGTCCAACAGCACTAAACAGTTCTCAAGCTCAGTCAAGCCATTGGATTTTCTATCATTTTTCATCCGTGATAATGTGCTTGGATCAATCCCCAACTGTTCAGCAACCTGACTTTGATTGCTTGATGCAAGAGCTTGCAAAACTCTAGAAACTTCATTTCTAGCCCTTGCACTCAATTCGGTTGATACTTTGCTCATGGTTTAGTTCCTAAGCGGTTGCAGTAGTTCGTTTAATTGGCTCTTTGCCACTTGCTAAGTCTCTGATTTGGTATTCGCGAGCTAAAGGGATTTTTTCATTTGGCCACTGGTATACAGCAGGAGGCTCTATCCCTAATAACTTTGCTAAGCCAACACCATTCACACCAAGCAACTTGTAAGCTTCCTGTTTGGTCATTTGCTCAACCTCAAAAATAAGATTTCTTAGTATTAAAACAAAGATAACTTATTTTTGCAAGATGTAAGATAACTTATATGAAGAAACTAGAAACTATGGGCCAGCGTATTCGCGCCTTACGAAGAGAAAAGAAATTAACTCAAGGCGATTTGGCAAAAATCGTCGGGGTTAGTGCGCCTAATGTCACTGGTTGGGAGAAAGATGCATATGCACCTAAAGCTGATCCTTTAAGTAAAATGGCCGCTTATTTTGGTGTGTCCACTTCGTATATAACAAATGGTGATGAAAGCGGCCCCCAATTGGACAACAATGCTGTTCAATTAAATGTTCTTGATATTGAAGCCTTTAAGCAGAAGTACAATATTCCAGATAGTGAAGAAGCTGTTAAGTTTGTTCAAACATCAGATAAACCATTCCCTATTCAAAAAAGATACGTTCCCGTCAAAGCTTATTCAAAGATGGGAATGGATGGGTACTTCACTGATATGGGGTATGACGGAAATGCGGGTGATGGCTATGTTCCAACTCATACAGCGGGTCCAAGAGCTTATGGCATTAAAGGCACTGGCGACTCCATGTTTCCAGCAATTCGTAATGGCTGGTATGTTGTATGCGACCCTGATGCAGATCTTGTGCCGAATGAGTTTGTTCAGGTGTGCTTGAAGGATGGAAGATGCACAATTAAAGAATTTGTCGGCATCAATGGTGGGGTTTTAAGTTTGCTTTCTGTGAATGGTGGGGAGCGATTTTTCTTTGAAATGGATGAGGTTGAAAGTATTACCGCTATTACAGATATCGTGCCGCCAAGTCAGCACAGACAAGAACACCCTTATTCCCATTAATCGCAGGATGTTTTATGGACAATTCAAAACTACCAATCAACCAGATTATTGCTCGCATCAATGATGCTGCGAAACATGGTGAAGCTTTGGTGCTAATAGCCGAAGAAGTGAAGATTCTTTCTAAAGACATTGGCGACAAAGTCTTTATTCCTGTACTTACAAATGAACAAGTCGTTCAGTTGGTAAAAGAAGGAAAGCTGGGGCAGAAAATTAATAACACCAAAGATTAATAAACTATGAACCCAACACAATCCTAAGATCATGTTGGGTGGTAAAGAATTCGAGACCATCAATCTCGAACTGCGGACTGATACTCCGCTAAAGGTGACTGGTTAATAGCGCACTTAAGGAGTGTGGAGGTGGATGCCTCGGCAAAACCCATGAGCTGCCGTCCCTACGGTGTGCGCACACTTTCAGGACAAGCGCCCGGCATGGCGCTATACAAATTCACCAATCTTAATATTGGTGGGATCCCGCCAATGAAGTACAAGGTAAATGCCATGTTTTCATTGACGTTGCGTACAAAAGATGGGTTTGAGCTAGAATTAAAAGTAAATCTTTACTGGATAATAATAGCAATAACAAACTTCATCTATTGGATCGCATAAATCGAGGGGCGGTGACGAATCGCCCCTCACCTTTATTTTTAAAATATAGAAACATCATAAGAAAATCAAACTGTGAACCCGACACAGTCCTTTGCATCGGGTGGAGAAGAAAATGTCGTTAATTGATGAGATGATTAAGAATCCAAGCAACATTGTTATGGTTGGTTACTTGGATGAGTCTGCCGACCACCCAAGTAGACTAGATATTAGTTTTGATAATGGTTTTGAATATCAAATTGAGGGTGTGCCTAGAGAATTATATGAAAAACTTGAGAAATCTAGTCAGCAATCAACTTTTTTTACAACCGAAATTTATTATCAGTACAAAGATAAAATCAAAATTATTAAACCTGAGTAACTTATTGGTTTTTGAAACAATCCCAAAGCCAACCTAATTTTTCTTTAGCACAATCAAGCTTAGCAATAGTTTCGACTGTTCTGAGCTTTTCTGTGCGCTCATCCCCTTGAATAACTTGCTTTACCATCGAGCCATTAACTTTCAATAACTCTCGTTGGGCATCAAGTACAGCATTAGTGATTTCTTGTATATTACTTAACGGGTCATTTTTAAGGGCATTTATTAAAAAATCTAATGGTTGCTCTGTTTCAACCTCGTTCGCTAGTTTAAAGGGAACGCCATTAACAAGCACTATAGTGCCTTTGTTTAGGGTAGCATTTTTCATTTCTTATAAACTCCAAATAACCCACCCAGTGTGGGTTTTCTTTTGTCTATTAAAACACAAAAGTAAGATTTCTTAAATTAAAATAAGATTTCTTATTGACAATAAAACTAAGTTTTCTTATATTTATCTCATCAACAAACAAAAACCGCCATAGGGGTCAGAGTCTAGGCGGTTTGCATCAAATGCGGAGATAAGTATGAACATAAAAGCCAACATAGTCAAATCCATGGGATTCGTAGGAGTAGTTAGTGCTCTAACTGCTGCTTATGCCTTCACCCCTGCTAACAACGAACCTGTAACGGTTGCAGCTCCTTTCAAAGTTGAATCAATCGACCCTGAAAATGAACAAGCAGTACTTCAAACTGCAAATGAAAAGTTCACTTTAGAAGTTGATTTTGATGCTCAGTATTCAATTGATGGCAACGGCTATCAAGCTTGGCGTGAAGTTGAAATTAACGAGATTAAAGACATTCGCGTTTATGACGAAGATGGCGAGGTATTAGCTTACGTTGATCGTTTGGACGTAGTTGAGATTAAAGACCTTATCGAATCAGGAATTAGAGAGCGCATTTAAGTGCTCCATGGTGAATGTCATGAATGCACATCCTGAAATTATCGAAGTATCAAGACTTCAAGGTCTTATTAAGGAATCAGTTAAAGCGCTGCTCCCCCTATCAAATGAACAAGACACAGTTGTTACTGATGGCGGCAATTGGATTCATCTTCGTTATGTGGGCCGCGGAACTGAGCAAATCCAATTAGAGCTAGGCGATCAGTTTTCCATTAAGACAAAGATTGCTTATCTAAGTGAGACTTTAAAACGCTTGACTGAAATTAGAAATGAGTTGAGAGGTGAGTGATGTTCTGGACAGTTAGACAAAATAATTCAGGCGGATACTTCATCCAAAATGATGTGGTTGATGAGTATCTATGTGTTGAAGCCAATTCAGTAGAAGAAGCTGAAAAGCGAATTGAAAAGATTACAGAAGACCATTCTGAATTCTGCCCTTGTTGTGGTGAGCGTTGGTCATATTGGTTTGACAAAGATAGTGGACAGAACTTCCCTCACGATGGACATGGAGATCCACTTATTGATAGGCAGACCTACATCTACTCAAGACAAGGTGCTGCAATTATCCATTATTTGGATGGCCGAATTGAAAAGCTTGTGATGCAAAAGAATTAGGAGAAGATTATGAATGCGCCAGTGCAAAAGAAAGCTCCTAAAAAGAACAAGAAGAAGCAAAAGCCTGTCAAGTTTGAATGGTGTTTTTGCTGCAAAGATCTGATGCAAGTTAGTAACGATGGGCAATGCACCGTTTGTTATAGCTACATCGTAATGTGATTTAAGCCAGTCTACGGAGTATTAGAAAATGGCACTAAAAATTGTTACAGCTCAAGAGCCAATGCGTGTAGAGACCTTAATTACTTTTATTTATGGTGATCCGGGTATTGGTAAAACGTCTTTAGCTTTCTCGGCTAAGAATCCTATCCTTTTTGACTTTGATAAAGGCGCACATCGTGCAGGCAAATACCGTAAAGACACAGTTCAGGTTAATAACTGGTCTGAGGTTTCATCATTAACTGCAAATGATCTTTTAGGTTATGACACAGTAATTGTAGACACAGCAGGTCGAATGCTTGATGTGATCATTGCGCATCTTGTAAAAGATCAGAAAAACTGCCGTCGTAATTCAAATGAATTATCAATTCAAGGCTACGGCACTTTAAATAGAACATTCACCCACTGGTTTAATCTTCTGCGTAGTTTTGGCAAAGATGTAATCCTTCTTGCACATACTGCTGAAGATAAAAAAGGCGACGACATTATTTTTCGCCCTGACATGGTAGGTGCAAGTAAAAAAGAAGCCTACAAGGTTGCAGATATGATGGGCTACATGACAACTCATCAAGGGCAACAAGGAACCCAAAAAGCTATCTATTTTGCACCAAGCACAGCATTTCACGCGAAAGACTCAGGAGCAATTGGAAACCTTATTCTCAATGATTTAGATGTACAACCGGATCAACTTGATTCGATTCTAAATCAAGCTAAGAACCACATTAATAGTCTTAGTGAATCTCAGGCTAAAGCTCAAAAAGAATTAGATGATTGGGATTCAGAAGTGCTAGCAGCCGAATCACTTGAAGACTTTGAAGAGCTTAAAGCCAAACTTCCACAAGGGCATGTATTTGTTCGTCAGATGTGGAACAAAGCAGTTGAGCAAGCTAGACAGTATGGATTTGCTTATGATGGGCAAACTAAGACATTTGCTAGCGTTCAACCTCAGGAGCAAACGGCATGATTATCAGGCTATCGACAACAATGCTCGATAGCTACCTTTGGGGCATATCGAATGATGATATGACCTCAGAGGAACTCGCTAAAGAGTTGTTCTTAGGAAAGACGCAGAATATGGCAATGAAGTGCGGCACAGCTTTTCATGCCCTTCTTGAACATGATCTTAATTATGAAGTCACAAAAGAAATGGGGTTTAACTTTTTGTTTAGTGAAGGCCTAGACGGGACTCTAGAACTTGGTGATGTTCGTGAACAAAAGTATGTCACACGGATTTTTGATGATGTTGATTTGGTTGCAAAAATCGATGCTGAGACTAGTTCAAAGCTAATTGACCACAAGCTTACTGCTGCCTTTGATCCAGATAAATATATGGATGCATTCCAGTGGCGTGCATATTTATTAGTTAAGCAATACGACAACTTTAAGTACCAAGTATTTGAACACTCAGGCTTAGATAAAGTTGTGGATGGTTTAACAGAAGTAAAAATTAAGAGCTACCACGAATTACACCAGCACTCATATCAAAACATGGAATCAGATGTTAAGGCTCTTGTTCGTGAAGTAGCTGACTTTGCTAAATATTGGAAACCAAAATTAGGAGTGGCAGCATGACAGATTTGAATAAGGAAAGAGAGGCTTTTCTGAATACCTTCCAATATTACAAAGGAAGAAGAGACATCATTTTTAGTCATGAGCATGAACTGTTTATGACTAGATCAAACAATCCTTCTGAAATTGCTCAGAAAGAAATAAGCAACATGAATAGCCGTTGGGATGCTTGGCTTAGATGTGCAAAGCATCGTGATGCAGAGTTAGAAAAAGCCAAAGCTCAGGCGGTGCCAACTTGGATCAGTGTTAAAGATGAAGAGCCACCAACAGACACTATGGTTTTAATTTGTTGGTCAGATGCTCCTGATGTCACCCCAGAACAAGACTATATGACTATTGATGAGGATTTAAATAGCGTATGGGCAAACTATCAAAATGATCCACCTTCACATTGGATGCATTTTCATAGTGTGCCAAACGTATCGGGAGCTGAACAATGAGCATAACACTTAGCGGTCACCAATTAAAAAGCCTTCTCGAATTTGTAAATCCAGATGGTGAAAATGATTTAGATCAACTTGAAACTGAACTAACTATTAAATTTTTTGAAGATGGGCACAGTGGCAAAGGCTATTACTTTTGGATGACCGAATATCCAGAGGAAGGTGCAATGAAGCTGGATATTGAATCGGGAGCTGAGGGATGAGTGAAGAATACCTAAAAGAGAGACTTTACTGGGCTTTGCGTTCGAGCAAGACAAAGAAAAAACAACTCAATTGGCACCATGCCATGTATATGGCTTGTACAGGGGCCTCACATGGATATCAGCTTTGTGTTGATCTTGGAGTAGATCCAGAAGGTACAGATTTTGTTAAAGCGGAAAGTAAGGAGGGGTGAAATGACAGCAATTGCGAATATAGGTAGTAACTTTGTAGTAGCGTTACCACCTTCTGATATTTGGCTAAATGACTCCCAAGCTGCTGAGTTCTTGGGTTACCGAGATGTACACTTTAAGGCAGCGGTTTGCTGCCTACCAACCTTCCCTAAACCGCGCTATGTTATTAAGTGCGGTCAAGGAAGACGCTGGAACTTGGCAGAGCTATCAAACTGGTTGAATGAACAATCGGATGATGAGCCAAAGAAAGGAAGACCACGTAAAATAGCCAAGTGATTTGACAATGAATCGAATTGAATGTAATTTAAATATGCACCCGCAAAATCGGGTGTTTGGATTGGTCTCCAAAAGTTTCTCAAGGTCGAAAGACCGCATTTAGCGGTTTTATTTTGCCTATAATTTTCTACACTCTGTGGAAAATGCCCTGTTATGGTGGGTTAGGCGGAAGTGCTTCGGCACGCTAGACCCTTGAGACTAGTAAGACCAATTCCGTTTAACCTGCCACCCTAATTGATTGGTCTCAATTTTGGTGGTGAAAATCCCTATCTCAAGGAGTATTCACCATGAATGCAATTTCTAATTTTACTTTTCATAATGATTATAATGTTCGCGTTCAGTTAATTGATGCTGAGCCGTGGTTTTGTCTTGCTGATGTCTGCTGTGTTTTATCAGTTGATCGTACTTCTCGTTTATTACGTGATTTGGATGAAAAGGGGTTGGCAGATTGCCACACCCCTACAAATGGTGGAAATCAAAAGATTAAATTTGTTAATGAGCCAAATCTTTATCGGATCATCTTTCGTTCAAATAAACCAGAAGCAAAACAATTCCAAGATTGGGTATTTAACGAAGTTTTGCCAACCATCCGCAAAACAGGCAAATACGAAGCACCAAAACCAATCGAAAAACGCAATTATATCAACAACAATGACATGTTAAACATCAAGCGTCTGATTTGGTGCTGTGCAGGTCACTTAGATCAGAAGCAATCAGTCAGCAGCGCAATTTGGTACTCGCTTCGCAATGTGACTGGCGTACCGAGCCCTGCTAAGTTTGAGGTTGAACATTTGCCATTGCTGGCACAAGAATTTAATCGCATTCTAAGCATCATTGAGCCATACCTAAAAGCACGTTACGCATGTGAGGAAGCATTAGTTAAGCGCTTACTTCGAGATCGTGAAGACGCTCAATCTTTACTGGCTAAGTTGCTTGATGAAATGAAGGCGGCTACACAGGATTTTGAAAAAGGATTACAGAAACATTTGCCAATGGTTTTTCAAGGCGAATGTTTAAATCTTGTTGAGCGTAAACCATGTGGTATTGATCATCACGAATTTAATCGTTGGGCTTAATCTTGGATATGCAACGGGGCTAATCTAGCCTCGTTGCAATTTCGCTTGCAGTAGCATTGTAATAGACCATCAGACTTCTTAAGTCTTTATGCCCAATCATACGGGCCAAGTCTAAAACTTCTAATTTTCTTGCAAGACGTGTACAAGCTTCATGGCGTGTGTCATGAAAGTGCAAGTCAGTGATTTGACATCTATCTCTCAATTTACGCCAAAGCGTATCAAAGCTTTGGGAATTACAAGTAAAGACCTGCTTTTTATCAAGACCTTTTAATAAAGTAAGCAACTCAACTGCACGCTTAGATAGTGGTACATT